CTAGCACGCTAAGAATTGAGTTGTCAATCGTGCTTCGCTATTTCTATGCTGGTCGGCTTTTCATCTCATCGGTAAAACCGAGAGCCTTCAAGCCGACATTTCAGGTAAAGTTCCTCTCCAAATACACTTAATTAACTAACGGCCCACCACAGGCCCACAACAGCTAATCAGAGGGGCCCATCCTAGAGTTTCAATCCCTAGTAGGGATTAAGTTAGCTGTTGTGGGCCTGTGGTGGGCCCCCCCCGATAACGCGGGGGGCCCAATAATTTATTGGTTACAGCGTCTAATAAACAGCTTCACCCGATTGGGGGAATCGCCAAGGGCGGTTTATATGTCATCCTGAGGAGAGGATAGGCCTAACTCCCTTACGGGAGTCCCTCCCCCAGTCGGTCGCTGCTCCGTGGCTCTCATTACCTGCGTGCGCTGCCCCCTCCCGCCTGCAAGGGGTCATCCCCTCCGCCCCGTGTGGGGCCACATACCTATCGGTATGCCGTTTGACTTACCTGCCATCATCACCTTATCGATGGCAGGTGGGTGTCGGGTACCCAGGTGGTAGTGAGGCAGTCCTGGCCTCATTCCCTTCGTGCTCTCGTGAGTTAGGGGCACGGCGTACGCAGTATAAAGCTTCGCCTTACGTCTGCAGATGTGTTATACACATGCGTGTATTATAGCACAGGGCCCCCGCCCTGTCAATACCCTATCAATTAAAATGGATGAGCCCATGAATAATGAAAACTTCCCTGAGTTTGATTACGCTAAGGAATGTCTAGATAAACACAGCATTAAATGGTCCTCTGTTGGTAATGGGTCTCTACTCATTAATGTTAAGGGCCGCTTCTACTACTACTATCCGACGCGTAACCGCTGGCGGGCCAAGGGCTCGAATAAGGAATATAGTATCCGTTCCATCGATTATCTAATAGAGCTTCTAAGTAATGATTAACCTGAGCATAAACAACATAGATATCAAGGCGCGCCACATTAACTCAGACTTGTTCTACTGTGTAGGACTTACTGTGGGCCGGGCCGATTACAGTAACAGTGCCTTATACTATCGTGTAGAAGACACACAGCTGCTATGCGCGGGCCAGACTGATTTCACTGTGGAAGCGTAGCGCTGAGCTACGTAATGGATACCAGTGTAGAAGCATACGGTGAGTTCGAGCCTAACGCAGTTGTGATTGGTTCAAGAACAATAGGATCAAGGTCAATAGCGTCATACGTGTAGAGTTAGACTGCGAGCCCCCGATAACGCGGGGCGCCCCTTATCCCGTAAGGTTTTGCGGGGTCTTGAAACAGTGGGTCATTTGCTGTATAATTGGTTTATTGCGGGTGCGGCGCAAATGAACCTTGAAAACTCCATAGCGTATGGCCTTTACCACTGGGCGGTTCGAATTAATCTTAAACCCTACTAGGGATTGAAACCTCATAAGACGGCTCAAAGTGATTCGATTCCGCTATTCTGCATACAGCGTTAGAGCAAAACCCACAACGTTATATAAGTTAAACCTATGAGTCACTATCAAAGTGCCATTCCACCCCCTGGGGCAAACCTATTAACTATTGATTGTACTCTATGCTGGCGTTACTTAGTATAGAGTATAATATTGTATATCGATAAGTTATACTTATCAATTAACCACAGCTTCTCTCACCTCAGATAAATATGCCCATAACATACAGTTAGAATATGTAACAATTCAAACATAAATAATTGGGGTTTTTAATACAGCGTTGTAAATACGGCAAATATCGCCATATTTAGCTATATTTAAACAAATATTAAGCTATCAAATGCGAGCGAAACCTAGGCAGAGAGATAGACAAGAGTGAGTAGCCACTCAATTATTAAGGAGATATAGGTATGACAAGAACAGTATTAGCTTTATATGTGACCCTTACCGTGTTCATAGTGATTCTAATGTATCTAATGATATCATTCATACCTACTGGAGGGCCCGCCAGCGATACATGTAGTAGAGTGTGTAGCCACTCAATTATTAAGGATATACAAGCATGTCAATAACAGTAATAGCGTTAAATGTAGTCTTTATCGTATACATAGTGTTCCTGATGTATCTAATTCCTAGAGTAGGGCCCCGCGCTAGGTGGGGCCTTGTAGCGTTAATATGCGTCATAGGGATGATATGGATATCGATCATGTCTAATGGAGGGCCCGCCAGTGATACATGTAGTAGAGTGTTCCACTTCTCTATATCTAGGCTATAACACTACTTAATACTTGTAGCGCGGTAGTAGTAATAGTAGTGGTAGTATATAGAACGAGGCCCGCGCCATAATAAGGAGGCCCGCGCCATAATAAGGAGGCCCGCGCCATAATAAGGATAAGTGGAATAGTGTAACCGACTCCGCTGTCCTGCATACAGTAAACCTTATCAAGAATTAAACTCAGGAGGAAGATGTTGATTTTATTGCTTTCGCGGATTGGTGGATTAATCTTCTCTATGATTTTGCTTCACAGGCTGTTACATCACTTCTATGTAGCGGCGTGGGACAAGAATACAGATAGATTGATAAGAAAGGGTAAGTAACGGCATACTAGATATAACGCGGCCCCCCAGTTAGAGCCAATAACGTGGCCCCCGGGGCTGCACCCCAAGCAGGATTGGCCGATAGGTGGAGGCACCGTCCTCATAAGACGGCTTAGAGCGGTTCGATTCCGCTATCCTGCATTCAGTAATATAAGGGGCCCCCCCATTAGAAATACCATAATACTAAGGAGAGCTATGAAAGTATTAACCTCTTACGTCTTATATCCATCACCAGACGAGCAGATCAACATTAAGAGGTATGCGTGCTTCACAAAGCATATCATCAGTGTAGAGATTGATATGGTAATGTGGCCCAATAATGAGGCCCGCAGTGTTCGGCTGATGAGATACCTGTTTAAAGGTCTAGAGCTACAATATACAGAACACGATAATGGATTTGACATCAGAGTACATAAGTTAACGTTTACCAATGGCCCCACAACACTAATAGTGCCAACAAAGTATACGAATAAACTACTACAGTAATTAGGGCGTAGTATATCACGAGGGGCCCGCCTCACTCTCAACTACATACAGCCCTAATGAACTATTACTAATTACCCCCCCCGCTAACAGGGAGAGACACTAAATACTCAAAAAGTTTGACAACTTAGGACAACGTGCTACAATAGGAATATAAAGTTGAGGAACGAACATCGAGTACCTACCACCACGTAAAGCCGCTAAATCCCTTGGCGTTTGTGAGAGAACACTTAGACGATGGGAAAAAGCAGGATTGATAGAAACCATTAAGACCCCTTCTGGGCAAAGAAGATACAATGTCGAATCCTACCAATCAAGAACAGCCACTAACAAGCAAAGACCCGTTATCCTCTATGCTAGGGTCAGCAGTAGGGCACAGCAACCAGACCTCCAAAGGCAAGTTGCAACCCTCGCAAGTCTCTACCCCCAAGCGGAAATTGTTCAAGAAATCGGAGGTGGTCTCAACTTCAAAAGAAAGAAACTTCTTTTCTTACTGGGACGAATCCTGTCTGGAGACATCTCAATGGTTGTCGTTGCCCATAAAGATAGACTCGCAAGGTTTGGATTTGACCTCTTCCAATGGCTCTGTGACCAGAATAACTGCAAACTCCTGGTTCTCAACCAGTCAAACTTTAGTCCAGAACGAGAAATGGTTGAAGATATTCTCGCCATACTCCACTGCTTTAGCAGCAGACTCTACGGACTCAGAAAGTACAAAACTCAAATCAAAGAAGATAAAAGTTTACCCATCGAGGGAATTGAACCAAGTTTGGAGGAAATGGTTAGCGGCGGTTAGATTTTGCTATAACCAAGCTATTAGCCATCAAAGGCTTAATGGGAAGACCAGTAAATTAAGCCTTAGAAACGCCATAATGCAATCCGACTTGCCGGATTGGGTTAAAGATACCCCTTGCCATATTCGACAAAATGCCGTCTTTGATGCCCACCTAGCCTTTAGCGCATCTAAAGATGCCAAGTTCCGTAGCGTCCGAAGCTACAGTCAATCTATTAAATTTAACGCTTCCAACTTCTCCAAGGGTACCTGGTACTCTACTTTAACCAAGGGTCTAACTTTCAATAGCTCCGAAACTATTCCGGAGTGCCATTCTGGAACCCAGTTGGTGTTCTGCAAAGGTAGATGGTTTGCCGTCTTCCCCGTGGAATCGGCAGTTAAAGACAATTATTCCTCCTCTGTAATAGCTTTAGACCCAGGAATCCGTACTTTTATGACGGGTTTCGACAGTCAGAAGTTCCTAGAGTTTGGAAATGGGGATATGGGGAGAATTACCCGCCTATGCCAGCATCTAGATGGTTTGATGGGTAAAATTGTCAAAGCCCCCAATGGGAAGAAACGACCGATGAGAAAGGCGGCTCAGAGACTGAGAAACAAGATTAAAAACCTTGTAAACGAATGCCACAAAAAAGTTGCTTGCTTTCTAACAAAAAACTACCGAGTCATATTCCTTCCCAAATTTGAGACATCCCAAATGGTTGCCAGAGCGGGTCGTAAACTCAGTAGTAAGACAGCAAGAAAAATGCTAACTTGGGCACATTACCGCTTCAAAATGGAGTTAAAACACCAGGCAAGCCTTAGAAACTGCCAAGTTGTGGATGTCACAGAAGAATACACTTCTAAGACTTGTACCAAGTGTGGAAAAATCCACCCGACCTTGGGTGGTTCCAAGATATTCTCTTGTAAAAGTTGTGGAAACACACTACCAAGGGATTTCAATGGTGCTTTGGGCATTATGCTTAAAGCTTTGAGGGATACCTCCTCTGTTGTCTTCAATGGTGACAGTGCTATCGTAAAGCTTTCCGGGAATGCCCTAGAAAGTCCTGCGTAAATGTATCAGGTATATCAATAGCTAATCAGCTCCATAAGCGAGGTAGCATCTCCTTGCACTTATGTATATACCAGTGGCCTTCAGGAGGAGTGTTATCTAATGATTCTTGGAATAACATATCGCGCAACCCTTGTACAGTCATAAATGAAACAGGCTCGTGCAATAAACGTTGTGCTTGAGGGGTAATGCTGGGCCCCACGAATATGAACTCAATTGGTGTATCAAAATGGTTATTGGCTAGTTCTATATAACCCTTATCAGCTATAGTAGATACTACGTCCTCTACGCCAATAGGGTTAATCTTAATCTCTATGACCTGTGTCTTACCATTGCTAGAACGGCATAGGTCAAAGCGGCGAGTGCGGGCCCGACTCTCTAGTGTGTTGATTACTGTTAACTCCCTAGTGAAGGGGTTAGTAGTATAACTAGCTAATAATACTAGATCCATCTGTAACTCAAGCTCAGAGTTATAGGTGGGGCCCGTCTCTACGTTACGTATAGATGTAGCTCGTGGTGCAGGTGCTGTCTTAGTTCCCTCTACACGAGAGAGAGCGGGGCCCAACCTAATATTATTATGGAGGGCTATACGCCCATAAGCCGCTGTCCAATTACATACCCATAAGTGATTATTATAGTAATTGACATCGTAATAAGTGCATAGTGCTCTCTGAAATGGTTTAATAGCTAAGGCATCTAGTTTAATCAAACGCGGTTTAGGTAGGCCAGGTCTATCTGCCCAGGTACGCACAATAGGGTTAAATAAGTTTTTGACATTGCTAAATGACATCTTGAGTCTTTGTGCTATTTCAGACATTAAGAAGTAAGCATCTTTACCGTCTCTATCAGGTACCCAGGTGAGTTGGTATTCATCAACCCAATGAACTAATTGATCTAGTATGGGGCCCGCGCAATTAGGATACTCCTTAAGAATGGCCGTAGATAAATCTGGTAGTGCAGCTGGCATATTTGAATCCTAAAGTAATTATTCTAATAATAGCATACAGCTATTAATAGCACACAAATTGATTTGTGTGCTATTAATTAAACAAATAGTTACTCTACAATCTTTCTATGCGGCCGTATGATTAGCATTCATTATACTAAGCATTTTATCTGCTTCTAGAATATCACTCTGCTGCTCGCTGTTTAGAAGCATGAGGTAATTAGTATTCATCTGTCTGGCCCACCTCTTTACCAGTGATGCAGGTATCGTTACGGAGCCGTCATCATTTACTGTAGATTTTGAAAAGAGATAGCGCATCCACCTTGACCAAGCTTCGTGGGCATATTCTGCAAGTTTTTCTCTGAGCACAAATAATCTCCAAAGATTAAATCAATTAATAATCTACAAATAATTATAATAGCACACAAGTTAGCTTGTGTGCTATTAGTATATCGCTGTTAGTATCAATGCGCTACTAGTCTCCTAATCCAGTGTACGCTTCTCTTTATGCTTTATCAAGCTCGTCAGTTAATAATTTAATATGAGACTTTAACTCATACACTTCATCTTCTAAAGCTTTAATTCTCTCCACTTCAGTCATATTGGCGACTACGACACTGCCATTAGAATCAAAAATAACATAAGCCTTTAAAAATAACCACACTAGTTGCACTGATTAATTATGAACATCATTCTTAATGTTATTTTATCTATTGTAGTACTCACAATACTTGTACTAATTATTGCTTTTATCATAGTTTATACAATTAGTTTTTTTGATGGATTTGTTGAAGCTCTTGAAGATTTTGTCAATACTCAAAAAAGTAAATAATATAATCCCTCTCTAGAATAATTTGCTGATACTCAAGAGAGGGACTATACGCTAAGTCAATTAATCAGTGGCAAGATTTTGCCGCTCTTTTATCAAAATACGATAACTAACGATAAAGTCCATTTATTTTCACTAATGGTATTTTTTGCTGGTAAATTTCATCAATTTTAATCCAAAAAATTCCTTTAACATAAATTCCACTAGCAACCTTAACCCAAGCTTCTCCAACAGGATTAGGTAAAAAAATTAAAGGAACTCTTGGACGTAAAAAACCCATTTTAATCTCCTATGAGTGGCGGTCGGTTGACGAATGGGTGAGAAGCGTTAAGCGCTATGCCCCATTTCCACGCCAGGTAGCCTTCCGCACGGTTGCGCTCAGCCACCGATGGCACGTAATTAATCGCAAAGACTTCGCTGATTTTGCCGCGCCAGCCTCGCGTAAGCCCCGTTAAAAACCGATCATTGCCAATAAAGAGACTGGTTCTGTTGGCACTATGCGCAAAGTTCGACGCTACAACGAAAGGCTGGCTGATTGTCGGCAAAGCCGCGCTGGTCGCCGAGGTGGCACCGTTATGAAAAAATGAGCCACCAGCGTACCATCCAGTGCTGGTGTTATTCGTGAGAATAACGTCGGTCGTTCCGCTGAATTGGTGGCAAACCAAACCAGCATACTCATTGAACGGGTTCGGCCCTTCGTAATCAGCAACGATAAAATATCGGGTCGGATTGAAATTTGAGACAGCAGTATTTAGAAAGCCCTTGTTGTTTATTGCCGTACCCCAATCAAGGGTGGGCCTGCCATTGAGTCCATATTCTGCATATGTTGGGCGACGATCCGCCGTCGCTTGAGAGACGTGCCGCTGATTCCCGCTCTTGTCGCGCCACTCAGAAGCGTCGCCGCTCACAAGTGTTAGGGTCGAAAGGTCAGCCACGTCGAACCAGACCGATGGCCGCAACGCATCAGGTGTCCAAAGCCTGCCCTGTAATCGGGCTTCATCGTATATCCAATTTAATCCTACTCCTCTAGGCATTAATTAACTAACCTCTTCATTCCAAGTATTAATAATCAAAGTATTACCACTATTTGGAATAGAAGTTCCAAGCCTATTTGTAATATATAATCCCCACGTTCCGGCGTTGGGGATTCTGATTGCTCCTTGTAAAGAAACTTGCCGAGTTCCTGTTCCTAATGCTGGTAGTACCTGAAACTCGCTGTTATTTTCAGTGTAACCATTTCCCCTTTTTCTTCGCAGAATTAAGACAAGAGAACCACTAGCTGATGGTGTCATGCTACCAGACTGAAAATAAACTCCTAAATACAAATTTTTTAAGGTTTCATTAACAATATCAGTTATAAAAATTGTTACGCCGTCAACAGTTCCATTTAAAGGGGTCGCCAAATTAGCAGAATCTGCGCTTAAGCTCGACCAAGTTGCAATTGCCACTAAACCATACCTCCTCTAACTAATCCAATAATCGTTGTATCAATTTGAATATTATTTAATTGCGCCCAACTTTGAGCTAGAACTTCTTTAGTTTCTGGCACAATTAAAGCTTCTAGCCGTGTTTTAGTTGGTGCTGAAATTAAATTGGCTTGAAATAAATTAGCTGCTATTTGCTGAAAAGTTGCCAAGTATTCTGGTTGATTAAGGTCTAAGGCTTCCAATTCACTTAAGACCGCATTAACACTGTAACAAATATTCTTAATCGATTCATTTTCTCCATTAGAAATGTAATCAACTATATTAAATAATTCTTGAGCAAGAATTAATATAGTTTTTATATCCCTAGTTTTTACACTTTTATAGACTGTTTGCAAAGTTATAATCGACTCATTTAGCTTGTCAGAAATAGCCCAATCGGGAACACTTTCGATAGTTCCCCCAAATTGGTCTTTTAAATCGTTGGCAACTTGATTGATCTTATCTAATAATTCCATAATTTTAAGTTAGTTGGATGTAAATACTACCTTCTGGGTTTCCATCATTATTGTTAGGGGGCGATGTTCCGTATGTAATTATAGTTTGATTTATGGGGTAGGCTACACTCCCTGTAGCATCGGCGACATAAATCATGATTCCACTCCCTACTCTGACAAAATAAACGGCATTAGGTGTGAGAGTAGCAGGCAGGCCTCCTGTTACTTTTTGAGGGTGAAAAACTACCATGCAATCGTTCCCTCCCATGCAGTCTTAGGCAAGGCATTATTATAGGTAAAAAGTCCGTCAGCATTTTCTCCTATTTTATTAAGTTGGCTCAAATTCCCATTGTGAACGTGGCTATTAGATACTGCCGTATCAATAGCACTAGGAGAGCTAATAGGCCTTCCTTGAATATTAGCCCACTGGAGAATTAGATCGAGTGATTCCGCTTCACTTATTTTAATCCAAGAAGTTGTAGAAAATCGATAGATATAAGTGGCTGCGCCGCTTGCCACAGTGGCATCGCCGGTTGCGTCTAGTACCAGAACCTGAGTATTCTCAGTTGGAGATAGGGCATTTCTAGCTGCTATATTAGCTACAATCGGCATTTC